GTGCTTGATCGCGGGCGGCTTGTAGTAGGGCTCTTTTCGCTTTTTCCTGGCCCAGGCGCCCAGCTTTTCCGCCAGGCGGACGATGTCCTGCTGTTCCAAGGCGACCTTGGCCGGCTCACCTGCGCTTCGGGCGACGAGATCAGTCAGGCCGGTGACTTGCTCGCCTAGGTCCGCCGGGCGGAAGATCTGAAAATACTCCCTGACGGTAGGCTCCTCGATCATGATGTTTTTCCCACATCTCATGTGCAGTGCGAGGATCTGCATGGTGCTCCCTCCTTTTTTTCGCAAAAAGGCGGCCGAAGCCGCCTTTTCTCATGACTTGTTGACTGTGATTGTGTAGATGGTCGAGCCGGAAGCTCCGGAGACTGCAATCAGTACGATGTTAGCGCCGGTCTGCCATGTAGCGGCTCCGCCGTTGGTCAGGCTGTTGCCGTTGACGGTGATCACTACGTCGTCACCTTCTGCGGCTGTAGCTGTGATCGTGTTGGTAGCGTTAGTGGTCTCAGTCTCGTAGACGGTCGTTGCGCCGTCAAACTCCGGGTCGAGAGTCAGCGAGCCAAGCGTCAGGTTGGTCAGCGTGGGAGGAGTCTCACCAGCTGCGGTGGGCTGATATGCTCCACGCATCTTGTACAGGTGGCCCGCTGCGTCGTAGGGATCGAACTCCACGTTGGGCGTGAGAACGGTCTCCGAATTGACGGCGAAGGCTGCGGCCAGTGCGTCGATGTTCTCGCCCACGCCGGTGAGCGTGAATTTTCCGTCGATGGTGTCACCGCCGACAAAATGAAACCAGTACTTCTTGGCCTGCTGGTTTCCGAGTCCGCCGCCCTCGAGGACGTAGCTGCTGACGCCGTCCTCCTCGACCACGGATGCCGAGGCGGTGCGAATGAACTGTGCCACTGTTGCCAGTGTCCAGGTCATGACGCCCCAAGTGAATGAGGCTGTCTCCTCGGTCATGATACGCTTCTGAGCGACGCCGTCGTCGCTCTTGGCTGTATAGTATGTCATGTTGTGGTTAAAGGTCGCACCGTTTTTGGTGCGGCCGACCATGTTCGCCGGTCTTTCAAAGTCGGCATCCGAGGGCATCGGAGAGCCCTCGACATAGGGAAGGAAATACACGTTACCAGAGCCCAGAGGGATCGCTTTCAGGCGGTCTTGGTTGCTGGCTGCGTAGGTTTTTCCGGCCATGCTCATGATATATCACTCCTTTGGTGTTGTGAGCTTATACGGGAAACGGAATGAGAATGTCGTCTGGTACATTCTCTCCGCCTCAATGTATTCGCTGTCGGACGTGATCTCCACGTCGTCAAGTGTTTTCAGGATCTCCAGCTCCAGGGGCAGATCCCGAGGATCTGCGTAGAGCTCGAGGTTAAAGTCGATGTAGGCGACGCCTTTGTAGTCGTCGGCGCCGTCGGTATCGGCGTCAAAGGTATATGCTGCAAAGGGCAGCTGCTGCGGCTCGCTAAAATGGTCGTATGCTATCTTGTTCCGTAGCTGCGGCAGGCTTTCCAGCCTGGCGAGCACTTCTTCCACGCTTCTGATCATCAGCTCACCGCCCTTACTGCCTCGGCGATGCGGTCCGGAAACTCACTGAGCACCTTGTCGGCGTTTTTTCCGACGTAGTTCAGAGCCTTTGTCCTGGTCACTCCGTCACGGGTCAAGTGCCCGTTTTCCAGCAGGTGGACTTTCCTGTAGTCCGTCGAGTGGACGATTGCCATGTTTTCAAGGCCTTTTCGTTCTTTTGTGATTTTCCAGGACCTCTTCTGCTTTCCAGTTTCTACCGGCGCATCCTTGGCGATAGCAGAGCGCAGCTCCTTGGCTGCTTGGTCTGTGGTCTGGTTGACGGCGTTCATGACTTCGTCGGCATAGCTTTCCAGTACGCTGCCGATCATCTCGTCGAGATATTCGGCGTTGAGGTCATCCCATAGTCCCATTACTGCACACCGCCTTTCCGCTCGCAGTAGAGCTCGATATAGTCCTCGCTTATCTTGTAGGTACGATATACGCCGTAGCGCTTTCCGTCGTACTCGACTTCCAGCTCTCCGTCGTAGTCTATGAGGGCGGTTGTCAGCACAAACTCCGGCCGGAGTCCGGCTTCGCCTGCCCTGTAAAATTCCGCACGCTTCACGTCATCAATTTTACCGAGGATCTCCTTTCGGGTCTCCGTGTGGATCTCCTGCTTGAAGTCGTTCTTCGTGGTGGTATAGCCTATCAGGTATGCGATGACGTCCATCATGTCGCCCCCTGCTTCATTTTCTCGGAAAAGATCCGATTATTGAGCGACCAACGGAGCATTCGAGGCATCCCGGCACCTGTATCACGCCGGCGCCATAACCAGGCGGCGTACATGATGACAAGCTGAGCGTCCTCGAGCTGCGAGGGGTCAAGGGTCGCTGCGCCCTCTGCCTTGATCGCTTTCTCGGCGACCTGGAGCAGCTGAGTCAGACGATCGTCGATGCGGTTGCCTGATCCGCTGCCCGTGAAGCCCAGGTCAGTCTTTAAGGCTGCGAGCCTGTCCTGCTCCTCCATGGTGCTCCCTCCTTACGACTTGGTGACTGTGACTGTGTAAGTGGTCACGGTGCCGGTCTCGCTATCCTTGACGGATACCTCAACCACGTTGCCTGCTCCTGCCGTCCACTTGATGCTGCCGCCGTTGGGGACGTATGCGTCGTTGTAGCGGATGCTCACGGCGTCAAAGCCGTCCTGCGGTGTAGCTGTGATCGTAGCGTTGGCGGTGGTTGTTGTGCCGGTGTAGGTCAGTGTGCCGGGATCAAATGTTGCGCTGAGTGTCACGCCGGAGATCTCCAGGCCCTTGAGCTTACCGAGCGAGGGGTCAGGGTTGGCTGTGTCCTCCACGAATGTCACGTCGTCAGGTGACGGTGTGACACCATTAAGGCCGATAGCCACAAAGGCCTCGGCAATGAGCGGGAGACCGTCATATCGTGCAGAGCCCTTGAACACGGTCTGCTCCTCCAGGAAGCGGACCTGATCGGACTGAGCAAAGCGCATACCAGCACGCTCGAGCAGGGTATACAGATCAAGGTAGCCGCCGAGGATCACGTTGTCGGGCATGAAGTTGAGCACCTCGACAATTCCGCCGATGACGGGGAGAGTGCCTTCGACTGCGGAGACTACTGCGCCGGCGGCGTTGATGCTGAGCATTGCAGCCTTGAGGGCGGTGTATGTAGTCTCGTTCATGCACCATACCTTTTCGCCTCTGCTGTACTTGCCCTTGGCTGCGCCGCAGTAGAGCAGCAGCTGGCGGTAGAGTGTCAGACCCTCCAGCTCCGCACTCATTGACTTGATGTTGCTGGTGTGGAGATCCTGCCAGGGTCTCATGTTGTCGCTGTAGTCGGAGGGCTTGGAAGTCTGAGCCAGTCTTGTCAGGATACCGAGAGGCATCTTTTTTGACTTGCCCTTACCGTAGAGGATAGCCTTGTCCAGGGCCTTACCGATAGCCTCGCCGAGTGCGGTGAGGATCTCTGCTGCGAGGTCGATGTCGCTGTCCTCGAGGGTTGCATTGCAGACGGGGATAAATCCGCCGACCTTGTAGCCGTCGAGCTCTGCCTGTGCAAAGCTGAGGTCCAGCTCGTTGAGAGCTGCGCACATCTCAGTCCATACGGCCTCGGGGATAGTGCCCATGACGGTGACTCTGCCGGTGCCCTTGATCGATCTTGTGAAAACGTGGCGGGTCAGCTTGCTGTAGCGCTCGATGTTCTCACGGATGATGCCGAGGAACTCGTCCGGGATCAGAAGGCCGGCGTTAGCCAGTGCTCTCTTTTCCTTGATACAGGTACGGACCTCCTCCAGGAAGCCCTTGACACGCTCCTCCTCAAAGAGCTGGCTGCGCTCCTCGAGGGACATAGCCCCGAAAAGCTCTCTTGCTCTCTTGCTTGTGATCTTGATGACGCCCATTGCGGTGCGCTCCTTTCTGCCCCTGTTTTCCTCGCCGTCACCGGCAGGAGTGGGCTGTGTTTTGGTGTTTGCCTTTTCCTCGACCTCCTGGAGCTCTCTTTCAAGGTCTCCGACCTTCTTCTCCAACTCCTGGATCTCGGTATCAGCTGCGGCCTGGTCAGCCTCGTACTCTTCGACGGCTGCTTCGACGGCAGCCTTCTCCTCCTCGGTCTCGGCCTCTGCAATGCTGGCTTCCAGCTCCTGCTCTCTCAGAGTCAGGGCCTCACGCTTCTTGCGTGCTTCGTCCAGCTTCTTCTTGGCCTCGTCGAGGTTTTTCTTAGCCATAAGGCTTCTAAGTGCCATTATTCGGTCACTCCTTTCAGCTTCTGAGTCATGCGGTTTCTCCACGCCTCGGTCTGGCGCTTCTTGATCTCGTCAAAGTCACGCTTGCGGGCGGAGACCGCTGTTTCCTCGTATGCCGGGAATGTGCATACGCTAACTTCGTGGAGGTCCGCCTCTGTAATCGTCCAGTGTACCGTCCCATCGTCCCGGAAGTCGGTTTCCTCGCTGACGATGTTAAAGCCAAAGCTGCACTGATCGACGTCGCCACGCTTTACACGCTCATACAAGTTCATAGCATCGCCGTCGTTCGGATTGACGGTGATCTTTCCCCAAAGGCCGTGCGAGTCCTCTCGGAGCTCCAGCGTGTGAGCCTTAGTGCGCCCTAGCACCAGCGTGCTGTCGTGATTTATGAGCGCTCTCACGTCGTTTCCCATGGACTTTGTAAATGCCCCGGGAGCGATGCTCTCGGACATACCGTAGCCCATGTCGTATGTTGTATTAAAAACGGAAAAGTAGCCCTCGATGATTGGGGCGTCTCCGTCTTCCCGCACTGTGAATTCCGATGCGATGCACCGGATCTGGTTTGTTTTCATGGTTTTTTCCTCCCTCGTGTGCAGTTGACTGCACTAGGCGATAATTTCCACTTGCGCTCTGCTCGGCAATACTTGACGTGCCCGCAGAGGTCGCCGGACGGCTGGCACTTGATGATGCCCTGCTCGTCCCGCTTGGCTCTTCTGCACTCCGTCATTCCTCGCCGCCTCCGATCAGCTTCTTCTGAGCTCCGGACTTGTCGTAGGGGATATAGTTCTCCAGGATCCTCAGCTCGTTCAGTCCCTCCCTGGGCTCCATACCGATCCGGTCTCGGAACTCGTTACCCGTGATGAAACCACGGTCTGAGGCAGGGAGGAGGACGTCTGCAATTGTCTTGATGTCCCAGGTCAGCAGGCTCCAGTAATTGAGGCGGAGGTACATCTTCTCGGACAGGATTAGCTTCTTGGTCATTTCCTGCTGGATCTCGGTGACGATGCTCAGCAGGGTCGTCATAACAAACATTTCCCACTCGGCCTTGCTAAATGTCCCCACGCCGAGCAGAAAGGACGGGATGCCGAGGAGCGATGCCACGGTTGCCTTGTCCAGCTTCATCACGTCGGAGATCGCAAGGTCGGAGAGCGAGAGAGGCTTGACCTGCTCGACGGAGAACTGCTCCGCAGGTATTAGCCAGGGCTCACCAGCTTCGGCGCCCTCGACGTAGCTTTCGAGGAGCCGTTTCCTTCCCTCGGGGCCGGAGAACTCCTCCGTTAATGCGTCCACCTTGACGATCACGGACGGCTTCCACTTGCTGTTCATAAAGGCCTTGGTGGTTGCTCGTCCCTGCTTTAGATTTCCGGCGACGTCTTTCAGATAGACGGTCATGCCGGTGCCCTTCCACGGGTAGTACTTGTCCGGATTATGAACAAAGTGCAGGACCTCGTCCGGTGCGAAGCTCCTGCCGTCGATGCTGACGGTATAGCCCCGGTCAAGTGTGTTCGGCAGGAAGCTCACTCGATAGGGAGCGATGACCTCCAGGCTGCCGAGGTAGCCGTCTTCCGTATGCGGCAGGACGACGCTGTTGCCCTTACCGTAGAGGAGGAGGTTGTTGACGACCGCCTCCATCCAGCTCTTCCGGGTCATGTACGGGCTGGGAGAGATGTCGATCTTCCGGCTCAGCTCGTTTCTGATCCTGACGTCGCCGTCGGCGGTATTGGCCATAAGGTGGATGGTCATTGTGGAGATGATCTGCGAGATCTTAGTCACCGCTGCGACTATCTCCGGGCACTTGTCTAGGCTTGTATAGCCCTCGCAGCAGATCGGTCCGTCTTTGTTCCAGAGCAGGATGCTCGGGGATGCCGACCTGGTCTGTTCGCCGGAGCTGCGCTTCCGGGTTTTCTTGCTCACTTGCATCACTCTCCTGTGCTATCTTTTCCCCACCAGCTGCCGCCTTTGGTGGTCCTCTCGAGGTCCTCGAG